GAGGAATGGTCCCGCGTTTGGTGTGAGCCTTTGTCACGACTTGCCGTTTATCTCACCCCCAAGAAAGAGGATTCTAGTAATGAATGCAACTTGGTCTCCTGACCCGTTAGCACGCATCGACACGGAACAATTCCGCCGTGAATTGGTCGGTGACAACCCGAAATTGGCAGCGCGTTCGGCTACTCATGACCCGTCGGTTAAGCTATCGATCCGCAATGAATCTGTGCAATTCGTGGGAGTTCTCGCGGAACTTATGGGGCAATCAAACCCTGATGACCGCATGAAGATGTGGGAGTGGTGTGGAAAGGCGTTGGCAACGGCCGGCGTTGGCATCGACCCGGACGACTTTGCAACTTTCGCGTGTAATTGCCTGGCGTCAGTCCAGTGCGATCCAGTGACAGCAGCGTGCTACGAGCCTTTCCAAAACATCATCGAGGCAGTGACTGCCAAGGGCGCTGAATATCGCGAGGCAGTGATCTCATACCTATCAGGTCCGACCATGGCAATAGCTATCGGATTTGCAAAAAAAAACCGAAACGAAGCCAAGCCATTCAAGGGGGAATCTCCAGATGCCTAGCCCTGTAATTGTCTACGCTGTGTCAGTAGCGCAAAGCCGGATTACCCAAGCCCAAGGGTCGTCCGGCAATCGGATGATCATCCAGCGCGACGAGGTCAAGACTCCGCTTGGTGTTAGGCAAGTTCCGTCGCTCACAGGGAACGCATTTCGTACTCGGTCAGTGAGGGAGCCTGGTTTCCGATGGTTGATTGAACAGACTGGGTTGAGTGAGCGATTAACTAAGCCAGAAGCGTATTTCCTCTTGCGCGGTGGCGCAGAGTACGTGGGCAATGGCGGCCGTGAATCGCTTCAGGATATTGTGGAGTTGTCGCGGGTCTCTCCACTGTGCGGCCTGCTTGGAGGCGTGACGCCAAAGCAAATGTTCGCCGGCTCTCTCAGCTGTGATTCCGGAGTATTGGTTTGTGAAGAGAACCGCTTTCGGCTGCGATCTTTTTTGCCTCCAGGTGTTGATATCTCCACGTACCAACTGGCTCCGGCAAGCGATTTTACTACAGGCTACCAGTACACTCGCAGTGGGTCGGAAAAAGGCACTGCCGGTATGTTTTCGGAAGAAGAGGATTCGATGCTCCGATTCAAATCTGGCAGAACACCGCCCGGAGAGTCGAAGGATAAATCGAACCAAATGATTTACTCCGGCGAATCGATTATGCCGGGTGCGGTGTTCGTTCACCGTTACTGTCTGGCTCACCCGAAACGTCTTGAGGTTGGCGCACTATTGTGGTCTCTTCGTCTTTGGGTGGCTTCCGGGAATTCGTTTGGTGGAATGGGCCGAGTTGGGCATGGCAAACTATACTCGCAATTCCACTTCCCTGATGAGTACGTTGGTGCTGACGAGGAGTACGTTCAACACGTATTTGAGCACATTGATTCTTTTGCATTATGGCTACGCCGCGCCTTTGGGGTATCTGAAGAAAAGTCAGCTAAAGCAGCAAAGGCAAGCAAGGGTAAGAAAACCCAAGTGGCTGATAAAGAGGTGCCGGCGTGAGTGCGTTTTTGGTCTCTTGCGAGCTTGCCTCTGGCCTTGGCGGTGCTCATCCACCAGGGCTGGATTCTCTTGTGGAAATGCGTCTAGCAACAATATTGGGGTTGCCGAAATTATGGCGAACGGACCGCCTTCCGCCTTCAATTTACGACACCCATGAGTCACGAATGCCTATCGATTTTACTCGGCTCAACGGTTGGCCCGTGAGCCATGCTTCCGCGTGTATCATGAGCAATGTCATAGACGATCGGCACAAGCACTTTCACCGGCGGTTCCCTGTAAACGAATCGGCTAACATGCTCCGATCATCGGAATTGAGCATGGTGGCCACGTCAATGACGTGGACAAAGAGCTATCGATTGCCGTTGCGTGTCCGTCTCACGGGCCGACTGTGCTGGATTGTCAATTTGCGAATGCGGCCATGCGATTTACTGAGCCTCGTTGAGGGCGTAACACACGTCGGAACCAAACATAGTCAGGGATACGGCGCTGTGGTTCCAGGCTCGTGGAGGTGTGACCAACGGCGGGACCTTGATCAATGCTGGTGGTACGCTCCGCATCATGCCGGGCCTGTGTTAATGCGGCCGTTGCCGGTCGGCGATTGGCTACCGCAAAACCTACAGGGTTCGAGGCGTGATTTTGCCGCCTGTATCCCCCCTTACTGGCATCCAGACCGATTTACAGAGGTGGTTGTTCCGTGCTAAGTAATCTGCTTCAAATCGCTGACGTATTAGCTATTCACCGCACAGGCCCATTGCCGGTCAGAATGCACGCTTCGGACGCAACCGCCCATCGTCTGGTCAAGCGTGGTGATTTTGGTGCCGATATGCTCCGTTTCCCCGCCGGAGGCTGCGTTCCGGATCACACCCATGTCGGCGACCACATTCTATATGTGCTGGGTGGAGAGGGATGGGTTGATTATGATGGTGAGCCCCACAAGCTCGAAAAGGGCTACATTTATCTGATCCCCAGCATGGTTCGCCACGGGATTCGTGCTGACACCGAGTTAACACTAATAGCTATTGGTAACTCTCACCGCGATGCCGCCGCAAAGGACCGCCTCAATGTTGTTAAAAAGCAACCGGCATAGAGTGGCAGATTTGGCGTTGTGGGCAGAATTGGAAGCCGCTGATTTTGTCCACGGCGAACAATTATCACGCTCACGCCGTGGCGAAATCGCTATCGAAGTAATGCGGAAATTTTCGGATGAAGGACCCTGCTACGTGGCAACATCGTGGGGCAAAGATAGCACCGTATTGGCTCATTTACTACACCTGTCGGGCTTGCAAATCCCTTTGGTAAACATTGCTCAGCATGGTCTCGGATACGATCAATACGTCCCTGATGTTCGAGACGATTTCCTGTCAAGATTCCCAGTAGCGGAGTATCACGAGGAAGTTGTTGATTTGCTACCTATCCCGGCAAATGGCAAGCGATCACCAGCACTCGACATTGGCATACGTCGTGTATCCGAGAAATACCAAACTTCACGATACATCGGTGGGATCCGCGCTGCAGAGTCCGGAGTTCGTAAAATATCAATCAAAATGAGAGGGATCGCGACGACAAGCTCATGTCATCCGATCGGGTGGTGGTCTGCAGATGATGTTTTTGGATGGCTTGCCTATCACAATTTGCCTGTGCATCCATCATATGCGATGCTCGGGGGTGGTCGCTGGAATCGTGAGCAAATACGGGTCAGCACAATTGGAGGTCCGAAAGGGACTGAGCGAGGACGGGTCGAATGGGAGACCGAATATTACGGCGATATTCTGCGAAAGATTTATTGCCAATCGGCCAACTCCTGATGCTCCGTGAGGTAAACGCCCGAACTCGGTTTACCTGTCAACCGAGTTCGGTTATTATGTGGGGCGTATGCAACAGGAGCAAACTGATGACTGAACGTGAAGCGTTGTTGGCAGCTGTACTGGCCAACCCTAAAGACGATGTAGTCAGACTTGTCTACGCCGACTGGCTGGAGGAGAACGGCGAACCTGCACACGCGATGTTTATTCGCGCAGAGATTGAAATAGCTAAAACAGGACACCGTTGGTGCGGTGTTTGCAATTTATGTCGTACTAAGCGAAATTTATCTTGGTCAAATTATGGTCAAGAATACCAAAATCCATACACTCGAAGAGGTTTTATCGACGAAATGTATTGTGCCGTTAGTACATGGATGACTTTCGGTCCGATTATCGTCAAGGAACATCCAGTGCGATTTGTTTGGCTGTACGATAAATGGCCGAAAAAAGAAGATGATTTGTATCGCTTCCAGCGCGTTGAACTTGACGAGCTCGAAAAGGAGTCTTTTTACATACCACAATGCTTAGTTTTCCCAAGCAATAACCTTGTTTGGGAAGCTAGAGTTGGCGCAATGACGGCGCTCTCCCGAGCGCTTATCGACTGGGCGAAAGGGGATGTGCGTGGATCAAGGCATCCCTTATGCCTAAAGTGTTTATTCGCCCTATGCTGATCTTCGGGGAGAATTTATCCCCGAATTGCCAGAGGCAGCAGCCAGAGAAGGTATTCCGTTTCTGGCTGACCAGACCGACCGTGACGGCCGCCAAAAAGTTGTGCTGATGGCAGCGAAACCGGATCTTATTCAGCGGTTCATGGCAGGTGAAATCGTCTCAGGACTGGTGGACTACTACGGCGACCCAGCTCGCGGGTTTGCTGGTGGCTATATGCCAAAGGACGGCCTCGATGACCGAACGTGAATCGCTGCTGAACGCGATACTCGGCGAGGTTGAGAAATACATCGGCCTCGTACGATCGGCGGCAGCCATCAGCCCGATTTGTCATGTTTATTTGTCATGTTTATCGGCGTTTTCCCCGTCGCAAACATCGCAATACCCAAAGAGAGGTGCCTAAAAATAAGGCAAATCAAGTAATTGGCGAACCAGCAAACCGCCTTCACACGGACGAAGTCACAGGTTCGATCCCTGTATCGCCCAATCTCCCGAACCCCTAGGATTCCTAGGGATTCATTGCATTTCCAGGCATCATCCATATTCTGCCGAGTGCCACCGATAAACATGACTGGTCATGTTTATCCGCCAATTGCCAGGGGAGGTAGCATGGGCAGGAGAGCCAAGCAACCGCACGAACTCACTCCTAAACGCCACGGGGCAAGGGCGATTGTCAATTTTCGTGGCCGACAGTTCTACCTGGGTCCCTGGGACATCGAGCAGGACAGACCCTCAGCGGCGGCGGTGCAACGCCTCGCGGAACTGGTGGCTCTCTGGAGGTCCGACCCGGCAGCACAGATCAGCAAGCCCGGCGATACCCTGCTGATCGTGCTGTGGGCGGATTGGCGCGACTCGCCCGAGGGTGCAGGGGTATCGGCTGCTGCGGCCGCTCGTGCCGAGCGGTATTTGTTCGGGTCAGCGGAGGCACCAGGCCCGCACCGCTACACCAGGGCCACGGCATTCCGGGGCGCGGAATTGCGGTCATGGCAACGGATGCTCTGCGGCATCACCCGGCCCAACGGTGACAAGCTTCTGTCGCGGGACACCGTTTCAAAATGTGTGGCCATCGTCCGGAAGTGTTTTGCCTGGGGTTTGATCGGCGGACATATCCAGTACGACCAATACCGAGAACTCGAGCTGGTGGAGGCACCCGCGCGGGGCCAGGTTAAGGAGGCGAAGAAGCGCCGGGGCGTTCCAGCTTCCACAGTGGAGGCGGTCCTCGGGCATGTATCCGCACCGATCGCGGCTTGCCTGCGATTGCTTACACTGACCGGCGCGCGGCCGTCTGAGCTGCTGGGGCTACGCTGCGGCGAGATCGTCCAGGGAGGCACACTGCACGCACTCAGCGGGGTAGCGATCGACCTCGACAAGCACAAAGTATGGGCCACGGTTTTCACCGAGCACAAGACGGCCTCTCGCGGCTACGACCGTGTGCTGTTCTTCGGCCCAAAATGCCAAGCGATACTATCCCCACTGATTGCGGGCAGAGCGGCGGGGGACCATGTTTTCCGCCCGGTTGAAGGCACTGCGCAGGCCGTGGCGAAGAACAAGTCGAAGCGGGTAGGCTACGGATCATACAAGCCATTGAAGGGCAGCAAGGCGAAACGCAAGCCGGGGCCACGATATCATCGAACGGTACTATTGAACGCGGTCAAGCGGGCTTGCGCGGCAGCTGGTATTCCAACGTGGACACCGTACCAGATACGGCACCAGGTTGGGGTGAGCGTGCAGCAGAAGTACGGCAGGGAGGCCAGCCGGGTCTATCTCGGGCACCTCGTGGGCGGTGCGACGGAGGGCTACGCCGGAGCGGACCTCGAGCTGGCAGCGAGAGTGGCGAGTGAAATCGGCTGAGCAGATTTGACCGAGACAGGATTGCAGGTTATATACACTGGTTCACTATCGCTTCTTCTTCTTTTTCGGTTCGGGCTCATCGTCCATCAGATCCGTACACGACACGCCAAGCGCCTTGGCGATCCGTTGTACATGGTCCCACGATGGGCGGTTGCGTCTCAGTATGTAGTTGCTGATCGTGGTCTGCGGCACGCCTGATAACTTGGCCATCATGTTACCGCTCAAATTCGCAGCGAGCATCAACGCCTTCAGTTTGTCGGAAAAATCAGCCATACATCACCGTAATAAACTAACCGGATTCGGTTGACGTGGTAACCGTATCCGGTTACTATATGCGTGTGGGGTGCTTATCGCAACCCAAAACGGAGAGAATCATGAACATCGAACTCACACGTTTCAGCGATGGCCGGACATTCACCAGCATAGTTAGGATCGTGCTCTCGAATGGGCACAAGGGGCGGCCTGTTATTGCTCTGATTTGCGAACGCACAGCGATGGAATCGAGCCAGCACAGCATACTTCGCACACGCACCCAGGAAATCGAAGACTGCTTTCGATCATGCTATGAAGCTGGTGGCGGCTGGCTCACGCTCGTCGAAATGCTCGCAGCAACGGCTGCGACCGACGAAGAAAAGACCGCTGTCGATATCGCAGCCCGTGACCTGCAATTCCGCGAGGCTATGGCCGAGTTTGAAGCGATGGGCGACGTGGAATAACAGACGATAGTCAGACACCCGGCGCACAACGCCGGGAATTTTTTTGCCCCTGTTGCTGGTGGTAGGAACGTCTCACAATGCAACAGCACAACAGACTGCTCAAAATCGAGTGCATTGCTCGCCTGCTCCAGGTGGATGCCGACGACGTACTCTATTGGTGCGAGGGCGGCGAATTCGTTCCGCCGATCGTGTTGCCAAACGGCAAACGCCGTTGGCGGCCGGATCACGTCATGCGGTGGATCGAGCAGCGAACCCCGCAGGCCCCCGCTACGCCTGAGCCAGAGGCCGCACCAGAGCAGGCAGCTAGGCCGCAAACGCAACTCGAATCCGAGATCCGCGAATGGATTGCCGAGCAGAAACCCGGCTACACGTTCACACATGACAGCGCATCAGAAGGAGTGACGGGCAAACCGTTCGCATCGGGGCCGTTCCGCGCAATCATCAAAGCGCTGGTTAACGAAGGTCTTATTGAAAGGCTCCCCAACAACGCCGGATTCCGTCTGCCTGCCCCGTCTGCCTGACCCCTCTGCCTGTCGTCTGCCTGTTGGGAGGCAGACGAAAATATTTCCGCGATTATTCCCCACAAAATAGGGCAATTCCGTCTGCCTGTCGTGGAGAGGCAGACGACAGGCAGACGGAATTTTGCGAGGCAGGTTAGAGTCACGCTATGCCAAGAACGCAACCCATAAACACTGAGGGAACAGGACCAGTGGTAGCGCCCAACGCAATCACGATTGCCGATTTTACACCCGGCACTCTGCACCAATCTGGCCGTGTCTGCCGGGTATTCGGCGTGACCCGGCAGACGCTCCGCAACTGGATTCGCCGGGGCCGGATTCATGCCCGGCAGGTGCCAGGCTCGACGATTTATTTGTTTGCGGGCGAGGAGGTGCAGCGGTTTTACGCCACTCTCGCGGCAGTGCCAGGAGTAGTTGCACCGCCCACGCCAGCACAAGAGCGCCAGCAGGCGGAGAGAGCGGCCAAGAGATTGGCCAAAAAACGCATCCGAACACGAGGCCAAACATGAACCAGGAGGCAAAGCAATGACCCCGACAGTGACCAACGCGGTATCGCGGATCATGCTGGAAATCGATCGCGAGCTACGGATGATGGCCGACGCGGAAGCCGAAGCATTCGTTGCCGAGTTGCGGGCTGAGATTGTGGCCATGGAGCTTGTGGATGACCCGCGCATCGTTGACGGGCGGCCGGTAGTCGCCGACGCGGTGACGGACTTAGACGGCACTGTGGACCTGAACGAGATTGGCCCAATGGACTTCGACGACCTCGACGACCTGAGGTGACATTTGCCGTTGGGAAGTTGGATAGCCGCAATTCCTAATACCTGGAGACTAAATGGATTACGAACTGCCTTACCCGCCGTCGGTCAATCACTACCTCAGGCGAGTCGGAAAAAAGACCCTGATCAGCCGCGAAGGTCGAAAGTACCGAAAAGCCGTCGAAGCGATTCTCTTTAAGCGGGCGGTGCGACCGCTCCTCGGCCGTCTCGCGATCACGGTCGACCTGTACCCGCCGGACCGCCGGCGGCGTGATCTCGATAATACCCTGAAGGCTCTGCTCGACGCGATGCAGCATGGCGGGGCCTATTACGACGACGCCCAGATCGACGACTTGCACCTCCGCCGAGGTGAACCCGTTCCCGGCGGCCTCGTTTGCGTGCGGATCGTGCCGCACACGGCCGGGGTTCAGAAGCCGCCAGGACCGCAGGCCGCTCAGTCCGAAGAAAGGAGCCGCACGTGTTTGAAGTGCGGGAAGGTATTCCCTTCGACAGGTCCCGCAAATCGGATCTGCAGCACGTGCGGCCAAGAGAACTTAAAGCTGAGTCTTAGCGAGCCGCAACTTCAAGAGCAGCGAGGCGGGAAGCGCCGCCGAGGGCAATTCGACCCGCTTTCCGCAATAGAAGTTGGCTCTTAACGCACACGGGGCGGGCACGGTGACCCGCAGCAACGACTTACCGATGCCAGCGATGTGGCTGGGGGCAAAATCGATACAAGACCACATCTACTCCGTTCGACTCGGGGCGTGTGCAATGGCTCGAAAGCGGGCTGGCAATCAGCGGATGACTGCCGGGACTGGAAGCGGTCTCGGGAACCCGTGAGTTTCATCCTCCCGCGCGTGTGGCACCGATTGCACCACACGCCGAGCCTGTTTCAAATCCCAACTAACACAGGTGACACATGGCCGACAAAGACAAAAAGCCAGCGAGCAAGCCAATCGTGCTGCTGAACGCAGTATGCCCGTGGTGCAATGGCGAGGTGCAATGGCTCAACGAATCGCGGTCCATGCGGTGCGTAAATGCGACATGCGGCGGGCCGGAAGCGGTTCGCGTTGTCATTGAGCAGGCCCGACCAGCAATAAACTAACTGAATTCGGTTGACAGATAACCGAATTCAGTTATTATGGGTGTGGGGTGCTTCTCGCAACCCAAAGACGCGACCCAACAACTGATCGAGGCATGATATGGCAATTGAGACTGCAGTGTTCAACCAGGAGCAAGTGGACCTCATTAAGAGGACCATTTGCAAGGGCACAACCAATGACGAGCTGGCTTTATTCATCCAGCAATGCAACCGCACAGGGCTGGACCCATTCGCACGGCAGATATACGCCGTGAAGCGATGGGACTCGAGTGAGAAACGCGAGGTCATGCAGATTCAGGTAGGCATTGACGGCTTCCGACTTGTGGCGGAGCGGACTGGGCAATACGAGGGGCAGACCGCTCCGCAGTGGTGCGGTAGCGACGGATTATGGCGCGATGTTTGGATCAGCAGTGAACCACCAGCAGCGGCACGAATTGGTGTGTATCGTCGTGGCTTCCGTGAGCCATTGGTGCGAGTGGCACGATACGCCAGCTATGTTCAGACGAACAGAGAGGGGGTTCCCAATCGCATGTGGGCCACGATGCCCGATGTGATGTTGTCTAAATGTGCAGAATCACTTGCCCTGCGTGCGGCATTTCCGCAGGAGCTATCGGGCTTGTATACGTCCGATGAACTTCCTGACGCAGCCGAACAGCCAACACAGACGCTAGCCCCAATACAAGCGGCACCCGTGCAACTCCCTGCGGCAGCACCACCCGCAGCCAGAAGCACTGAACCTCAGACCCTCGCTGAACTCGCAGTGCGTGTCAGTGCGATGCCAACGCCAACGGACGCGGTGACGTTTCTGAAGATCGTCGATCGTGTCGAGAAGCATCTTACACGCCTCGACAGCGACCACGTCAACGGCGACCTGCTGGAGAGCATTATTCAGCATGCGGGGGCCAGTGACCTTGATACGCTCACGACATTACTCAAGGGCCAGCCTCTGATCGGCGCATTCGCTCACCTCAAATTCTATTTGTCTGAATGTGCGAAGGCTAAATGAGTATCCGAGAAGGCAATAGACCGCACCGCGCCGAAACCACCTGCCAACCTGTTTTTCAACCTCGACTGAAGGACATGACCATGGCCAAAAAGCCTCTGACCGCTGAGACCCTGACCCAACTTTCCGACGGGTATGTCGGCAAGGTGATTGATCACTCGCTTGCCCAGATTTGGGCAGACCTCCGTGAACGTGGAGACGACGGGAAAAAAAGAACCCTGACGCTGACGCTGACTTTCGTCGCGGATGGTGCTCAGGTGGGCATTGATGCCAAGGCTTCCGTCAAACTCCCGAACTTGCAACCACCTATGACAGTTGCCCGACTGGATCAGTTTTCGGGCGCGCTGATGTTCAACCCGGAGGTACCGACGAACCCCGAACAGACGACGTTCAGCGACATCGACGGCGGCGAGTGAGCCGACCAGTACAACCAAACCGAACGATTTTTACCACATGATGAGGAATTGCGATGATGGATGGTGACGCGATGAAAGCCTTGATCAAGCAGATTGATCAAGGCACTGGTGTGAAGACACGTTATGAGATTCTCCCAGGAGGATTTCATTACATGGCAGTCGACAAAGATGGCGAGATCACTCATGCTGAGATGCCTTCTAATCCATTGATAGCAAAGGCATATACGCCAGAAGCGATTTATGCCTTTTTGAGCCACTATGATTCAATTACTCACTACCAAGTGTTTTACGGACGCAATGGCATTACCGCATACACAACGGTTCGCGATACTATCCGTATGAGCCTGAATTATAACCAGGCATTTAAGATGCTCATGAGCGGGCCACTGAACTTGAATCAGCGCGATCTTTACAGGCATCTTCGCACCACGTTCGCCGGGATGGTGGATTCCTCGCTGATCACCAAGATTTGCAAGGTGGACATAAAGAAAGCGGCCGACACCACGGCTGCGATTGCACGTGGGAGTGTGTCGCTGACGAAGAGCATGGTTGCCACGGCTGCCGGAACGACCGAACTTCCCGATGTTGTCAGTTTCAACCTGCCGACGATTTGGGAATCCACTTACGGTATTGCAACTGTGGTGAAATGTGACTTCGACCTTGATCCACAAACTGAAGTCTTCACGCTGACACCTCTGCCAGGCGTGATCGAATCCGCACAGTACAACCATGAAGTTTATCTTGCAAACATCCTTGGCGAAGCCGCCAAGGCTTATGAGCTAGAGCCCAATCTTGTCTGCGGCACTTTCTAAATCTTCTTCTTAACAACATTGCACCGGCTCTTTTTGGGCCGATGCTTACCAGAATACGCACCAAGGAAGGCGAAATGAGCAGCAAGAAAACGACTCACCTGATCCTTACACGCAAGGTCGGTGAAAGTGTCGTCGTGATGAATTCGAAGGGCGAAGAGGTTTGCACTGTCACTTACGTCAGTGTCAACAAGAACAAAGTTCGGCTTTCATTTCGGGCTAGCAACGAAACACCGATTTTTCGAGCGGAGTTACTTCGTGAGCAAGACCAAGAACACCAAGAAGCCACAGCAAGTCATTCGCAAGGCTTACCTGACAGCGCATCGCCGGGCGGACGGCAGTCTGAACCTGAAGTTCGCAAATGACAAATATCAGATCACGCATGAAGTGATCATCAGTCCCGAAGCTTTTGTTGGGGTCCTTACTGGGCTCCGCTGGCTGGAAGTGCAACACATTGAGGAAATTAAAGATGGCTAAGAACGACCGAATCATTCCTGAACATCACCCCGCCATTCTTCAGGCCAAGGCCAAGGGGATGATCACTGACCTGGTTGGCGAGTCGAAACCCACAGCCAAAGAACAGACGCTGAACCCCGAAGTGCGAACCATGCTGTCCGACGTGCAGCGGGCATTTGATCAAGCTGGAGGGAAGTCGTGAAGCATGATCACGTTCGCTGGCTCGTGGTCTTCGAAGGCGAACAACGGCTCGTCTACGCTCGAACTGCTGAGGGAGCGAGGAAGACTGCTGAGTACGCCCAGCGGATCACGAAGGCACCCAAGACAGCACGCCGGGCACTGAGCGTGCAAAGAGTTGACCCAAGGACCAATCAACCAATCACGGAGTAAGCATCTTGTTTGACAAGAACTGCCTGAGTTACTGGTTCCCGCGACTCGCCCAGGTCTATGTCGGCTATCCCCGCACCGAGATCGTTCCCAGGCCGAGCGTGTCGGAAATTCGGGAAGCGGCCCTGCGGATCTCCGCAACCGGGCCGTGGTTCCTTCGAACCGGGCACATCTCAGGCAAACATCAATGGAAGGACACCTGCGATCTGCGGGATCTCTCCAAGCTTCAGCAGCACATTGATAAGCTGGCGGAGTTGAGCGAGATGGCTGACCTGCTCGGGCTCCCCTCGGATGTCTGGGTAGTTCGCGAGCGGCTCCCCGTTCAGCCGATCGCATATCTTCCCCTGTATGGTGACATGCCGTTGGTGAAGGAGATGCGTGCGTTCATCCGAGGTGGAAAGATCCAGTGCCTCCATCCTTACTGGCCGGAGAATGCCATTGCCCAAGGACTCCCTCCAGATCAGCGATACAAGGCACCTGACCTCTTCCAGAAACTGACCCCCTCAATCTCCGAAGCGGCGATGGTTCAGATCACACTGGAGCGGGTTGCCCGGGCGTTCCCGGAGCAACATGGCTGGTCGGTCGACCTGCTGGGTACAAGATTCGGCTGGTACGTCACGGACATGGCGGTGGCTGATCGCTCGTTTCATTACCTGGGGTGTGACAAGCAGTGATTGACTACCCGCACTTTGATGTGATGGTCGACCTGCTTTTGCTCGACAACTCGGAGCACGGCGGGATCACGCACGATGGCCGGATCGCGGTGAGGACAACCGCAGGCCCGGCCGTGATTGGCCCCGCCAGCCTGGACCTACTCGCGGAGTGGGGATGGCTCGAATATGTCGGCGATGACTCGGTGAAAGTCACCGAGAAAGGCCGGTACTGGCTCACGCGGTGGGTGCGTGCCAACCCAACCAGCCTGACCACAACATGACGAGGCCGAACCATGGCGGGTGATTGGATCAAGATGCGAACCGACATTCGTCTCGAAAAAGGAAGCCAACGAGGTTTGATTTGAAGGCTGAACTACTCGACCACTGGAAGTTTCTTCGCCTCAAGCGATTGCTTGGCGAACCGACTCCCCACGTGCTCGGGTATCTCATGCTGATGTGGCGACGGGGCTATCAGACTGGATCAGCAAAACTCGGCGACGAACTCGACGTTGAAGCGGCTGCGGAATACATGGGTGAGCCTCGCAAGTTTGCGACAGCTGCCCTGGACGCGGGGTTTCTCGACAGACTCCCCGACAACACTTTTGCCATCCACGACCTGTACGAACATGCCCCGGAATACGCACAAAAACGGATGATCCGGCGCGGGAATGCCCCGCCTGATGCGATGCCATCTGTCAGCAATATTCCTCCGCGCGGAGGACAAAACGCAAGTTCTGGCTCCGCGCGGAGGACAAAGGTAAGAGGTAAGAGGAAAGAGATAAAACCTTTCGATCCGTCGCCTACGGCAACGGAATCGGAGAAGGTCAAATCGAAACCTCGTTGCGACTTGTTTGATGCCATCGTTGCCCTGACCGCGTCCGACCCCAGCGTGACTGGATCGCACATCGGGCGTATTCGCAAGCTGCTGCTCGCCGCTGAACCACCGTACACGCCTGCCGAAGTTGCGAGGCTGGGCGACCCGGCTTGGCAATCCGCGAACATGCCTTGGGTCGAAGGCCGAAGGGTCACACTCGGCGAGGTTGAGAAATACATCGGCCTCGTTCGATCGGCGATTCCACCAGCCACAACGACGATACTTCCGTTTGACAATCCACAGGGTATATAACCGATGTTTGATAATCGCATACCGCCACACTCGGAGCTTTCCGAGCAGCAGTTGGTCGGGATGCTGCTCCGGTATCCCGAGTCGGCGCTCAGCATCCTCGACGCACTTGCTGACACGGATTTTTACCAGAATGCTCACCAGATTATTTTTCGTGCGGTGATGGCTCGGCACACGGCGAGCAAGCCGTGGGATTTGGCAATAATCTACGAAGACCTGGCACGCACGAAGCAGGTCGAGGACGTGGGCGGGGCGGGGTATCTCGCGAAGGTCTACGATGAGGCCGGGACACCCGCGAACGCGGAGTATCACGCTGAGGTGGTCTTAGATCACGCTATACGCCGCAAGGTGCTGTTTTCGGCCATCGAAATGGTCAAAGACCTACAGGAGACTCAGGAGCCCGCAAACGACGTTTTATCGCGTTTTGTCGATGCCATGTATTTCTCGGCTCGGCCTGGTAATAAGCGTGACCAGGTACGACTCAGCCAGGCAATCGCAACATGCCTCGCGGAGATCGATCAGCGGAGCATGCCAGGCGGTAAACGGCCAATCCCGACCGGTTTCCAGCGGCTCGACAACGTGATTGGCGGATTTCGCGGCGGTGAACTGACACTTCTCGGTGCACGGCCCAGCGTTGGCAAAAGTGCCCTGGCCTTATCGTTCCTGCTCGCTGCTGCACAAACTGGCACTTCTGCACTAATGTTTTCGCTGGAGATGTCCGCCACCGAGGTGGCGGCCCGCGCGTTGTCGATCACGACCGAGGTGCCGCTGAATCAAATCACGGGGTCGGTTCCGCTCGAAACGCATTCCGCCGCACGTTTGGTCCACGGTTCACCTCAGCACAATTTGCCGATCTGGATTGATGACCGAGCCGACCACACGCCGACGAGCATTGCGACCGTCGCCCGGCGTGCGGTGCAAAAGCACAATGTCGGCCTGATCGTAATCGACTATCTGCAATTGATCCGGCACGAGGGGAGTCGCCAAGACCAGCAGTATACCCGCGTTGGAAACACGTCACGATCGCTGAAAATGCTCGCCCGCGCCCTAGGCGTGCCCGTGATATGCCTAGCACAGATCAATCGCGAATCGGAAGCTCGCAACGATGGCATGCCGACGCTTGCCGACTTCCGGGAGAGCGGTTCGCTCGAACAGGACGCGGATATCGCAATGCTCTTGTGGCCGCAGAAATGCGATGCGGCGAACCCATCACCAGAGCAAGAAATTCGGCTGATCGTAGCCAAACAACGCAATGGTCCTCGTGCTGTTGTACCGCTGAATTACACACGCCGCTTCACCCGATTTGAAGACGGCAACATTGGAATTTGAAGAATACGAATCTCATGAAGACAATTACCTCAAACAGATATTCATGCGTGCAATTTGAGGCTCTCGCATTTCTGCGATCTCTCCCCACCGATTCAGTAGATCTGGTGCTGTTCTCCCCACCCTATGAAGACGCAAGGCAGTACGGCGAATTGAAATTCAAACTGCGGGGTGAAGCGTGGGTGCAATGGCTGCGGCCAATCGTCGTTGAATCAGCTCGAGTATCGCGTGGGCTGGTGCTCGTGAATGCGGCTGGCAAGGTGCGGGACTGGAAGTACAGCCCGATCATCGAAATGTTGACAGCGGACCTGGTGCGGATCGATGGCCTGACTTGTGGGCCTGCACCGTACGCATGGACGAAGAATGCTGGCATTCCGGGCAGTGGCAGCACGAAGTATCAACGACGTGATTGGGAACCCGTTTACGCCTACGCCGATCCGGCAAAGCTTCCTCTGAAGTGGAGCGACAACACCGCATTCGGCCATGCGCCGAAGTGGGGTCCAGGCGGGGAGATGAGTCACAGATTGAGCAACGGGAAGAGGGCAAACCACGGGAGAAGTGCCCAATGTGGTTCCGCTGATGGCGATTACCAAAAAGGCTTGGGCTACACCGTGCCGAGGCTGGCGAACCACGGCAACGTGATTCGGACAAAAGTGGGAGGCGGGCACCTAGGGCACCGTCTCAGTACGGGTAATGAAGCGCCGTACCCTGTTGCACTGGCAGAACGATTTGTCTGCTGGTTTGTTCCGCCAGATGGCGTGGTGCTCGATCCATTCTCGGGAAGCGGCACCACGGGCCACGCAGCCCTAATACACGGCCGGCGATTCTTAGGGTGTGACTTGCGAGCCGATCAAGTGGAACTCACGCTCCAGAGACTCGTTGAGGTGAGTAGCAGCCAGTTCGCCTGACCCCTCTGCCTATCGTCTGCCTGTTGGGAGGCAGACAAAAATATTACCGCGATTATTCCCCACAAAATAGGGCAATTCCGTCTGCCTGTCGTGGAGAGGCAGACGACAGGCAGACGGAATTTTGCGAATCGTGATAGCCTGCCCTGGGATTAGTCCCACGCAAACAGAGCATTCAATGAGAAAAAAGAAATCCAGGACCACCGAAGGCCCGATCGTTTGCAAGCCCGTCGAGCCGATCGTTCCGCACCTCGACGCCGCAATTCTTGCTGCGATCGAGCGGGAGGGCTGTGCACTCGACATGGCTCGGTGGCATTCCTGCTCAACGACTCACTGTCGAGCTGGGTGGGCGATTCATCTCGCTGGGGAGGCAGGTTACGCGCTGGAAAGGGTTTACGGCTCGGAGGTTGCGGGCACGATTATCTACCAGCGGTCGCGTCCAGGCCAGTGCGTACCTGATTTTTACGCGACTAAAGAAGAGGCGTTGGAAGACCTACGCCGTTGTGCTGCGGCTGACCCACTTCCTAATGAGGTAAACGCATGAACACAGCTCCAAAGGTATCGAGTCACGGAGGTCTAATGACGTTCCCAGCTGTTTCATTCTTTACGGGAGGAGGATTCTTCGACATCGGGTACAAGCAGTCAGGGTTTGCGATCTGCTGGACTAAAGAGCCGATCGTTCCGCACCTCGACGCCGCAATTCTTGCTGCGATCGAGCGGGAGGGCTGTGCACTCGACATGGCTCGATGGCACACGTGCGAAACTACGCACTGCCGAGCTGGGTGGGCGATTCACTTGGCTGGGGAGGCGGGTTACGCTCTGGAAAAGGTTTACGGCTCCGAAAATGCGGGGGCGATTATCTACCTACGCTCGCGGCCGGGCAAGCCAGTGCCTGATTTTTACGCGAGCGACGAAGAGGCGATGGCAGACCTGCGCCGATGCGCTGCGGAGGATCCACTTCCTAATGAGGTAACAGATGAAGGGTCCTCTACGATGTTATGATCTGTTCTGCGGTGGTGGTGGCAGCTCAAGGGGAGCGGCCATGGCCGGGGTCCGTGTGGTGGGCGGGCTCGACCGCGACGCGTTTGCGGCGAAGACCTTTCAGCTCAACTTCCCAGATGCAAAAGTCTCTGCGGAGAAGGCAGCCGACGTTGACCCGGTCGCAATTCACGCAACCACAGGCCCGGTTGACATCCTGCTTGCCTCTCCAGAATGCACCAACCACAGTGTGGCAAAGGGCAGTGCTCCTCGTTGCGAGGCTAGTCGCGAGACTGCCTTTCAAGTAGTCCGCTTCGCCAAGGTCTTCGAGCCACGCTGGATCATCGTCGAAAACGTCCCCAGGATGCAGCTATGGCCCCGGTTCGATGAGTGGATCAAGCAAATTCAGGGGCTGGGCTACAACATCGGCAAAGGTGTCCTCGATGCCCAGGATTATCGAACGCCTCAGTCTAGAAAGAGGCTGTTTATCATCTGCGACCGTAAAGCAGTACCCACGTTTCCCTCGAAAATTCTTGGCCCCAAGCTTACCGTAAAAAGTATTCTTACCGAAGGGCAGTGGCCGTTTCGGCTTCTCCGAAAGGGAGTCCACGCTGATGCGACGTTAGAGCGAGCGAAGAGAGCTATCGAAGCACTCGGCCACGACTCCGAGTTCATCATGGTCTACTACGGTAGCGACGGAGCCGGCGGGTTCCAGACCCTGGATCGGCCATTACGGACTGTCACGACTATTGACCGTTTCGCTTATGTTCGGCCCAATGGTCATGGCCATGAAATCAGAATGTTGCAGCCTCTTGAGCTCGCTGCTGCGATGGGATTTCCGGCCACGCATCTGTGGCCTGTCTCAAGTCGCCGGGACAAGATTCGCCTAATCGGCAATGCTGTCTGCCTCCAGTTATGGCAGCGATCATACAACACCTAACCGGTAATGGGATCCCGCGAAGAATCCTGGCGGAAAAGGCCAAATCTAAAAAAAGCAGAAATTCGTATTGACTCTGCTCACGTCCGGGTTAAACTTTCTTTAGTTCAGTCACCCAACGGGAGTAGGTCATGGTTGCATCCAAGGTTCTGAAGGTTCGCGTGCTCGGAAGCTCTTCAATTCCGAATACTCGGTGGTGTGAACCGGTCGATTGGGAGCCGAAAAACGAATTCGCAGGCTCCTCTTACGCGGAGGGAGCGTGGTGGGACGATCACGAGGCCACCGCAGGGCTTGTGTGGCTCGGCCATGGGCGGAAGCCGAACGCAGGTGAGATCCTCGAAGTAAGCCCCGAAGAACTCAAGGTAGTGAGCTGCGGGGAGTGCCGGATTCTTGGTGAAGTTCAGCTTTAAGACGAGTAGAGAGCACCCTGCCCCGTGCCGGGCCGGACTAGTCACCCGGCATTATCACCGGCACGGGGCACTATTCACGCTGGAGCTGCCGATCACAGTCAGCAGCCTCATGATTGACATGCAGAGTGACCCGCCTCCGGGCGGGTAATGCCCAGTGCCCGCACGTTGCGGCGCTGGCCGTCACAAGGCGGCATTCGCGCGGGGGGCCGCCTCGCGAAAGGAGAGAAAATGAGCCTAGTACACATGGGAGATAATGGGCACGTCATGTCAGACGGTAGCCACATCGTTCAGTCAAAATCTAATTGAGGTTCAATCATGGATCGGCCAATTAAAAGGTCGCCGAAGCGAACTGTAATCGACCGGAAAAAGGGGTTAGAGCTGGATCGGCTCTTGGAGTCGATCCGGTCTTGCGGGGAATGGTTCCTACTGTGCGAATTCCAAGAGTCGCCACGACAGGCGTACAATTATCAAACCCGGATGAAAAAGAAACACGGTTCTCGATTCGATTTTAGTGCTTCGATCGAATCTGACGGCGTCGGGCGGCTTTTTGCACGCCGCCTAGTCTAATTCTCACCTTACGTCAGGAGAACTTCATGGCCGAGCAAGTAGAAGACTGTGAAGAGGCCCGTACCTACTTTTGCGCACGGTGCGGGAAATCAGGCCCAGGGGGTTACTTTTGTGATCTTTGCCGTCAGCTAGCTCGGGATGCAAGCCGACGGAAGCTTCGTCCGCATCGTGAAGAGTACGAGCTTTCGCCTTGGCAAGAAAACGCTGTTCGAGCACTCGAGGAGACCCGTGACGACAAGTGACGACAAGATTTCTTGATGGTTTTAGCAAGAGGATAGCGTCGTCTTCCCCGGTGCAGAAATGCACCGGATTTCTCTTTGAACAAACAAAGGAGTACGACATGAACCCAGCTCCAAAGGTATCGAGTCACGTCATGGCGTTTAATCTAGCGAGTGCTGTGCATCGGTTCCTGAAACGGGCGGTCTCATGACCTGACCAAGGTGGGGCCCGGGGCCGAGCGGATCACAATGTTGCTAGAAATGCTAACATTTGTTGGTTGCTGATACTACCTAGTCCACGTTTTGGTATCAGCCCTTCGTTACCACAATCTTTATCTTCAAATTCCTCTGGGAATAATGCAAGCTGGATCATCTGTAATAGGTTAATCCAGTCCGACCACTCAATGTTCATCTCTTCCACGATTGGCAATACTTTCTTGTGGCAGAGATCGTCAAGCCGGGCAATGAGCTTGCCTCTCACCTTTGCAGCGTACCTTTCGAATTCATTGCGGTCTTTCTTAGTGGGTGGGCGAAGACGCGGTACGCACTCAACAAACTCGCCCTCGGAGTTTTTCCGATAGTAGACGTTTTTTGCGCTCATTGATTTGGGGCCTCATCGTGGTATGATTCCAGAGGCCGCATGCTGATGTCACTCAACTACAACCCTGGACCGTCTGCGAAACGGTTCAGGGTTTTTCTCACTATATGCAGTTAATTGACCTGTCAATCTAGCAATTCGGTCAACCCGTGCGAAACTCGTGGCTATGCCACGCAAGAAGAATCCGAACCCCGAGCCGGACCCAAAGACGACCGAGAAGCTGCTAGGCCACCTCCGCAAAGGAGTGCCCCGCAAGTATGCGGCCGTCGCTTGCGGCATTAGTGAACGAACACTCAGCAGATACGTTGCATGGGGTCGTGAAGGAAAATCCCCTAAATGGGTGGCATTTTTGGCAGCAATAAAAAATGCGGAGTCGTCAAGCGTCTGTGAACACGTAGCCAACATCAACAAGGCAAGCAAGAAAGTCTGGCAGGCTTCCGCGTGGATGCTTGAACGCCTTTACCCGGAATATTTCGGCAGCGAGCGGCGGGAGATTGCAGAACTGAAAACGCAACTGGCAGAACTCTCAAAACAAGTGAGTGATATCGGTGCGAGTGCGAAGCCTACTCAAACGAGCCAAGAACCAACTCAGGCTGACAGCGCAACTTCGAGACCAATTGACCACAGCACAGCAGAAACAACCGTTCGGCCTGTCGTGGATGAAGACATACCTCCCGCACTACCTGAAGGCGGCACCGAGCAAACTCCACCTCGATCTTGCGAGTGACCTGGCAACCCTGCATGAAACGCGGGGTACATGGCGAGTCTACGAGGCGGCGCGGGGTAGTGCGAAAACAACATGGGTGAGCAAGGGCTACCCGCTCTGGTGCGTGTTAGAGAAGATTGAGCCGTACATCCTGCTGCTAAGCGATACCAGCGATCAAGCGAATGAGTTTTTGGACGCGATCCGGCAGGAGGTGGCGGACAACCCAGCGATAGCCCGCGACTATCCGCAAGCGGCAGGCGTGGGTCCAGTGTGGCGGAACGACCGCATACGACTCCGCAACGGCTGCCAGATCGTAGCCAAAGGTGCAGGCTCTCGGGTTCGGGGTAGAAGCAACCGCGCAGACCGACCGACACTTGTCATCGGCGACGACTGCAACGAGAAGGCCGATGCATACAGTCCGACACTGAGACGACGTAAGTGGGACTGGTGGACCAAGGACGTGATGAGCGTCGGCACCGCGCGAACGAACTTCCTCGTGGCCGGAACGCCGATCCATCAAGAGGCAATCTCGCATAAGCTTCGCAGGACAGCCGGTTGGCAGTCACGCAGCTACCGGAGTGTGATCGAGTGGCCCGAGCGTATGGACCTGTGGGGCGAGTGGGAACGTATACTCTCGAATTTAGCAGACGATTCAGCGCAGGTGACAGCCCGAGCATACTATGAAGCGAACCGGGCAGAGATGGACCGGGGGGCAGTGGTTCTTTGGCCCGAATGGGAACCGCTCTACGACCTGATGCGGCTGCGAGCTTCAATCGGCGCGAGTGCATTCGACAGCGAGAAACAAGACAGGCCCGGCACAGACGGTGCAACCGAGTGGCCAGCAGAATGGTTCGACGATCCGGACTTGTGGTTCACCGATTGGCCAGAGACCGTCTGCCGCATCCAGGGCATCGACCCGAGCAAGGCCGCGAACTCGACGACAGCAGACTGGCAGGCGCACGGATGCCTGGCACTAGGCAAGGATGGCGTGCTCTACCTCGAAGCCGATCTTAGGCGTGAGCATGTGACAGCCATGTGTCAACGTGTCATCGAGCTGGCCGAAGTGTGGCAGCCCGATGTTGTAGTGGCCGAGGTGAATTCCACGATGGGACTACTGACACCGGAGCTTCAGCGAGTCATGGCCGAACGGGGCAAAACTGGGCTCTTCACCTACGAGGAACTGACCTCGACCGACCCCAAGGCCGCACGAATTCGCAAGGCTGGTTCATACTTGAGTCGCAAGCAGATTAAGGTGCGGAACACGGCAGGCGGACGCGAACTGGTGAACCAGTGGCGGTCATGGCCTAACAGCGAATTTGATGACGGCCCGGACGTTGCAGGCGTTCTCATCCGTCGCATGGAAATGTATGTTAGAGGGAGGCAATAGTGGGCATCTATACACAGCTCAAAAACTGGATCGCACCCACACCGCAGCAGCGAGAGCATCGTCAGGCTCTCCGCACCCTCGCACGCCACAAAGCACATCTCGAACAAGAGTACAAGCGGCTGTCAGAATCCATCGTGGTGCCGTGGGAACGGTTCATGGACGGCGACAGGCTTTTGTACCCAGCAGGCTTTCCACAAGATCGCTCATACGGACGCAACAGGCCGACGCTTGAAAATGAGCAAGACCTTCGCATGATGCGGGCTTACTGTCGTCTCCTGTGTGAGACTAATATTGTCTGTCTGGGGTTCCGTGATCACGTCTGCAACTTTGTTGTTGGCAAGGGGTTTGAGTGGGAAGTCGTGGCGCGGGGCCAGAAGAAAGGCGCGACTTCGCAGGGCATGGACACCGGCGAGACTGACCCTGACATCGAGGCATGCCAGCAGGTGCTTGATGAGTTCCGGCGGCTCAACGGATGGGGAAGTATCACCGAAGCCGTGGTATCCGGCGACGGGGTAAGCGATACCTCGCCGATGGAGAACCTGGAACGCGAGACCTATGAGCGTTCGATGGAAGACGGCGAGGCGTTCATCCGTCTGTTTCGTGGCGATTCCTCGACACGTGGCGTACCGCAGATGCGGCACATTGAGCCGGAGTGTATCCGCACACCGCCGGGCGAAACACTGCTCAGTGATTGGGGCTGGGGCATCCAGACCGACCCGGAGGACAACCAGAGGCGACTGGCCTATTACGTGGTCGATCCTGAGAGTGAGAGCGGCGACGGTGGTGAGGTGGTCCCCGCTTCAAGAGTGCTGCACTACAAGCTGAATACGAAGTCGAGCGTGAAGCGTGGCATCCCGGACTTTTGGCCTCTCCAAGACGAAGCGTGCGGGGTCCGCACGCTGGTTCGGAACATGATTCATGTCAGTGGCCTCCTTGCGGCAATTGCCTACATTCGTGAGCACGCACCGACGACCACCAGCGACCAAGTCCACACCATGATCGACCGGGGCGCAAGTGGCACGGCGACAATATTCAACAGACCGGGCTCACTCGGATCGATCAACACACCGGGCGAGGACCGGACCCGCACGCTGAACCTGCACCAGGCCGGCCTAATCATCGACGTGAGCAACCAGCTACGGTACACCGCCGGGCCAATCAACACAGGCATACCCGGCTTCGTCCAGGCCGAGCAAGCAACACTGCGAATGATCGGCCTGCGGTGGGGCTGCCCAGAGTATTTCAGCGGCGATTCCTCAAACGCGAACTTTGCCTCGACACTCGTGAGCGGCGGACCGTTCGAGAGAAGCGCAGAAGCACGGCAGCAGAATTACGCGGTTTTCCAGGGCCAACTGGCGACCCGTGTGCTGTCTCTGGCCGCAGAGTCTGGCCGCCTGACCCACGAGCAGATCCGCAAAGTGGCGGTCAAGGTGACTGCCCCGCCGGTAGCGATTTCCAACAAATCAGAGGACACGAACCGACGCAGAACCTTGTTCGATGCCAAGGTCTTGTCAGCTCAAACGTGGATCACGGAGGAGGGTTACGACCCAGCGTTGGAGGCGGCAAATATCAAGGCATGGGCCGAGCAATTCCCGGACGATCAAGGCGGCGGGATGGCGGGCATATTCGGTGGCGGTGGGCCTGGTGATGATGACAGCGCACCAGAAGACGAAATCGGTTAATCTAATTAAAAGCAGGGATGGTAATGGAAACGCTAAAAACAATACTCCGGCTTCTCCGCGAAGCTGTCATCACATGGGGCAAGTAACATGATTCAGAATCTCCGATCCTACCGCAGCCTAAACGTGACCGCAGATAACACACCGACGATTTTGCCGGACCGGCCGTGCCGCCTGGTTGTGATTCGCAATAGTGAATTCAGTGCCGACACGATCAAAATCCACGGTGTGGCAAATGGTATTATCGACACTGATGGTATCTCGCTGGCTATTGGCGAGACATTCTCAACCTTGTGGATGGACAACCTGAACCAGATTGCCGTTGTCGCTGACGATGAAACCGCAGTGGTAGAGATTTTATACGGCGTGTAACCATATGAAGCTCACACCAGTAGCCCTACGCAAGCTGGCACTGCACCGGGTCGATTTGATCGCGGCTCGGCTCACTGCCATTGTCGAACACCACGCCAATAAGTTGCTCGCCAAGATGCCAGACAGTACAGACCCCAATGAACTCCGGGCCTATCGGCAGACCATACCCGCAGCACTCGCCAAGCTCCGCAAAGCACTCATCAATGCCACGAAAAAAGCATTTGAGGTACACGCAAAACTTGGATGGAAGGAAGCACGCAAGCTGTTCATCGCAAAGGCCAAGCGAACCAAGCGGGCAGCGGAATCACTGCTGTTCTTCGAGAACGATACGCGACGGGTGCAGGTGGTAGACAAGGTGCTTCCCGCGCCGAATCTCGCGATCCTACGTCGAATGGTCGGGTTCTCGCCGATCTCGATTACCAAAGTGACATCGCCCGAGCACATTACCAGCATCATCACTCAAGCGATTGCCGACGGCTGGGACCGCCTCAAAATCGGCAAAGAACTCATGCGACGGTTCGATGTGATCAAGTCTACATCTCAACGTATCGCACGCACCGAAGGGCTGCGGGTGGCTACCGAGTCGCAACTCGCGGTTAGTGAGGAACTCGACGGCATGATTGTCGGCTACAAGATCCAGGCCGTGGACAATGGCCACTCACCTACAAGCCGGATTGACCACAAGAAACGGCACGGCACAATCTACTATCGCAACCCGGAACCGGGCCAGCCGAGCATGGCCGAGATGCCGCGCCCGCCTTTAGATCCTGATGGCACAATCGCCTATAATTGCCGTTGCTTTTTGGTTCCTGTCTTTCGCTAACCTGTTCGCTAACCTGTCAATATTGCAACTCGGAAAACGTGGATCATACTTGTTTGCATGGCAACAAAACGCATTACAGAGCGGGTGGCGGAACCGTTTTCCGGCGTGCGGGTTGACCGCGAGGCGGGAACGATTTCCGGCGTTCTCGTTTGCGGTTTCCGTTCCGCAAACAACCGCACCTACGGGGCCGACGTACTCCGCAAATCAGTACACCGATACGAGGGCCGGGTCGTCAACTGTGACCACGGCGAGAAGGCCACGGTTGAGCGGCGGCTCGGTTGGTTATCCGATGTCACGGCCGGCGATGATGGCCGACCTCGCGCAACCCTGAATGTACTTCGATCGCATCCGATGGCTGAGCGTGTCTTCGAAGCGGCTGAACGTAATCCATCATTGTTCGGCATGTCTCACGTCGCCATGTGCAAAACCAGCTACGACCGAAACGGAAACGAGGTCGTGGAATCCATCGACTCAATTGAATCTGTTGACCTCGTTGCTGACCCCGCATCGACCAAGGGCCTCCACGAATCCAAGGGACACGTAGGCATGTACACAATCAAGAAATTCCTCGAAAGCGTGGCGACCAAGGCCACGGTGTCGCAGATTCTCAAGGTCAAGAAATTGGCCGAGATGGAAGGCGTGGACGGCGCGCCGATGGGCGATCTTCCAATGGACCAACCACCAGACGACATGACCCCTGAAGACGGGATCAGTGCCGCATTTAAGGCCGCGATCATGAGCGTGGTTGATGCTGCGATGGCAGGCGAAACCGACGCGAAAGAAGCACTTGGCAAAATCAAAAAGCTGCTCAACTCGCACGACGACATCAACGGCGATGGCAAGATTGACGCGGCCGATGTTGCCGATGTGGCAAACGATGACGATGAGCCAGACGAAGACGAAGAGACATACGAGAGCCGGGGCAAGCGCAAGGGCACGGCGATCCTCGAAGCGATGGAAGTGGCCGAGAAACACGGCCTGACCCTGGATCGCGGCACCATCGAACTCATCGCAGGCACCTCCGCTAAACTCCGCGAAACACTGGCGCAGAAACTCAAAGGCAGCAGCTCAACCGGCGAGAAGCCACGCACCACACAGCGTCAATGCACGACCGAAAGTAAGTCGTTTGTCTGGCAAGATTGATCACTGGCAAGCGGTTGTCGTTCACAAACCACACGAGGCGAATCTATGGGCGTTCACAGCAACAACCGGTCGACGGGCAAAGGCCCGTACCGATACCAATCGGCGAAGTGGAAAGCATCCGTCGCGGTGAATACCGGCGACCTCGTGTACCGTGCTGCTGACGGATACGACAAGCCTGCCAGCTCGTTCGCCTGGAATACGGACCTGGCCACCACACTGGCTGCTCTGCGCCCGCTGATGCGTGGCGTGAGTGATGTCCGCCGTACCACGTTGCAGACCGCAGACGGCGACCAGGGGACTGATGGCGGCATTATCGCGTCCGGCGAATTTACGTTCCCCTGCGCGGCTCTCGGCAGCGCTGCTGTACCTGGCGATTATGTGACGCTTGCCAAGCAGAGCGGCAACGCAATCGAGGCCGCGAAAGTGGCGATCACTGCCACCGCAGCCCATGCCATCGGCAAGGTAACTCGTGATGCTGCTGTCGGTGCCACCGAACTGACATTCGAACTGAGCGTACCGACGCTGCAAGCCGCGATCGTATAACCGAAACACAATTAGGGGTAGTTGGCCCCTTACTCCCTAATTTTCTACCAAGAGGTTCAATATGTCGTATCCAGTGACTCGGGGCCAATTGGCCAAAAACTACGAGAATTTTCGCAAATCGGAAAGGGGCCGGGTGCCGCAACTGTTTGCCGAAGAGATCGGCAAACTGGTTGGCCTCTGTGACGATCAAGGCCGACGCTACACACGGGAAGACGGATTCCCGACGCTGAAAAAAGACGCAAAATTCCGCCCCAGTGATTTCAATTTGCGAATCGTGACCGAGGCAATTCTCGGTCAGGATTGGGCGCAGGTTCTTGATCTCGAATCGAGCGGGCGGGCGTTCCCGGTTCAGCGATGGCTGCGGGAAGAATCGGCCAGCCCAATCGGGCCAAGCACGTTCGCGAACGTCGCGGCGTGGAGTGCCACGGTAGGTGGGCTGATGAATGCAGCGGTCCTCGAAGGTTATCAGCAATCTGCATACGACGTTGCTGATATGTTTCCTACAAGGCCCACCGTGTTTTGGCAGGGCGGAGAACGGTACATCAACATCCTCGGGCCATACGAACCCGCTCCCGTGGTCGGTCCTGGCGAGAACCATCCGAGTATGAAACTCGATGCTCTTTGGGTCGAGCCTGGTGTGATGCGAAAATACGGTGCCAGCATCGAAGTGACCAAGGAAACGGCGTACATCGACATTACTGGCGGCCAGATCATGGCACGCGCCAAGGAGCTCGGCCAGTCGCTCAAGTTCCGCGAAAATGAACTCGCACTCGACATCATCACGGGGCAGACTAACAACTGGAAAATGGGCATGTTGCTGGACGCAAGTGCCACGACCTATAACACCTACGGGCCGACGATCACAAACCCTAAAGGCACGTCTCGCACGATTCCCAACGACCTCACGAACCCGCTCAACGACATTGGCGCGTTCACGAATTCCGATTTACAGATTGCCAATCTGTACCACCCGGTAACCGACAACCCGATTGATGTGCAGATGGATACGGTGCTCTTGCCGACTCCGCTCATGCACTGGGCGCAGTGGCTCATGGGTGCCGATCAACTCACGGCAATGACCCAGACCACAGCAGCAATGGCCCAAGCTGCACCAGGCACTTTCCCGAACATGTCGATTCAAGGAAAGAATCCTTGGCAGGGAGTGCTCAAGCCTGTGGTCTCCCGATGGCTGCACGCTCGTCACGTTGCCAGTACCACGCAGCCCGACGCGAACCGCACGGCTGGGCTGGGTCTTACGGGAGCGGCTGTCTACCGCTGGTATCGCCTAGACCCCGCCCAATTCGCCGCACGCCGAGCAGCTTGGGAAGCCACTGTTGTTGATCTGAACCCAAGTGATTACACGATGGCCAAGCAAGGGATTATTGCTGGGCAAGTTGGGAATATCGCGGTCATGTACCAAGTCTTGAACCCCTACGCGATCCAACGCAATAAGGGTGCATAACATTTGGGTGACATAAAGTTGTCGCTGTAATTTCACGAGGGGAACATGGCCAAGAAAGATGAAACCAAGACCGAGCAAATCTCAGCCGTCTCTTACTCGCCGAAGAAGTGGAAGGTGGTGTGTTCGGGCGTGACTCTCCCGGACCGCATTGTCGAGGCCGAGACCTACGAAACCGCAATCGATGCCTACAAGGCATCGTTGGGCATCATTGAGTTGCCTGTCTCGCCGACTGTAACCGAAGTGGAATAAACCATGACCGAAGCCGAATCGCTCGAAGCCGAACGCACCACAATTTACACCACTCTGGCTCAGTTGGCAGGCGTTATCGACATGAGCGAGGGAGGCCGGAGCGTGTCGGTATCGACGACCCGCGACAGCCTCACCCGGCGGTTAGAGGCTATCAATCTGCGGCTCGCTCAACTCAGCGGGCCGTTTGTGATCACCAGCACAGGCCGCCAATGATCTCGCAGTCAACGCAATCCCTGTTGCCGTGGAATGAAGCGACAGCGTTGAGCTACACCAGCGTTGCGAGCCCAAACAATACGACCGTCTCGATTGCGACCTACGCACGGTACACGCTGGGGCTGAAAGAGGCGGCCAGGTCGAACGGCATTTACCAATCGGTTGATGAGAAAATTACGTTCGGTTTTGATTCGATTTCTGGGTTCGAGCCGAAGCCGACGGACCTTTTGACCCCGAGCGGATTCAGCCAGCGGATTGTGATCTCGGTCAACCGGAACCCGATGCTGCGGTACTGGGATCTGATCGCACGAGACTTGATCCTGGTCTACTCGCTGCGGGATTCATGCGACATCAAACGGCCTACGGTGGCCTCAGGCACAGGCGGCCTGCGAACAGCGAGCTATACGACGATTTCGACGGCGGTGGCCTGCAAGCTCAATTGGGACCGGACAACTTTCGAGACCGACGCAGCAGGCAAGTTTCTCGAACGCAAACAGTACACGCTCTGGCTGGGCGAGAAAGTCGCGACGCAGGCCGGCGACATCGTGGAAGTATCGAGCGTTCAGTATCAGGTTACGGAGCCGGTAGGGTTCACCTTCGATGGCCTCGCGGAAGTACGTTGCACGAGGATTGCCTAGATGGATTTCGGCGAAGCACTCGAAGACGTTGTGAGACGGGCACGGCTCGCGCTCGCCTCACGTCTATTGGCTGCTGCCGTATTGCTCCAGGCCGAAGCAAAGCGGGACTACTCTCGCAGCAATCCATACCCGCACGACAATCCCGCACCGCGTGGCGAATTTCCACGCGGGCGGACCTGGAACCTCCGCGATTCGATCGCGATTGTTCCCACGACCCCGCAAGCAATTGCCGCAGCAGGTCAGACCGTGCGAGTGGGCTATCTGCCTGCCGCGTTCTACGGTGCGGCGTTGGCGAACCGTGGTTGGAAGGGCATCGAAGACACTTACGACCGAGTGTATCTGCAACTCGTACGCATCATCGGGGGTGTCTGATGCCGCTCCCCACACCGGACGACATGGCGGACGGAATCGGCACACGCTGGGCGGCTGCAAGCATCAACGGCATCATCCCGAAGGCTCGCGTTTATGTGGGCCGGGTTGCTGAGGGCGTGGCCTGGCCCAACGCCCGGCTGAAGGTGGTTGAGGAATCGCGGGAGCTCAACAGCGGCAAACTGGTGCTGCTCAAATATCGGGTGACGATCGAGTGCTACGTCATCACAGCGGCATCGGCGAAGTCAACCCGCAAGGCCCTCGACGCGGCATTTGCGGGCAGTAATTCGGACCCGTCTGCGGCCCTCACCTGCGAAGATGCTGCGGTGATCTGGTCACGGGTGCAACCAGGCGGCAGCAGCGAGACGACCGGAGAGCGGATCAACGGCGAGGACATCGTGAAGGTCACGGCAGTCTATCTGATCCTGGTGGAGGCGCAACGCTAATGCCAGACGCACAATTGACGGCCCGCGTGAATGGCGGCTGGCTGGCCAGCAATGATACAGGTCTGATCGCCTCTCAGCGGTTCGGCGTTAGCAATGAGCCGAGCCGCGATATCCGGCTCAGCTACGGAACAGGTAGCGGGCAAATTAATGTGATCTATCGCAAGGCGTTCACACTCGCACCAACGATAAGCCTGGACATCGACTTTAAGGGCGGAACTGGTGAACTGGATGTGCTTAACGTGGCTCTCTCGCTCGCCAAGATTCGCTGCATCGACCTGGTGATCACGACGGCACCGGCGGCAGACGTGGCAATTCGCCTCGGGCCACAGGGACAGACCAACGGATTCATCGGGCCTTGGAAAGACATTGACAGCTATGTGTCAGTCAAGCGGCGGCTGTTCCTCGACGACATCGCTGATGGCTGGGTAGTCGATGCGACGCACAAAATATTGCGGATCAATAACCCGAGTGCGGGCAGCGTATCGGGCGTATTGGAAATTTTCGGAACCAGCGCATAAGGAACTAACTTATGGCAATACCAGCAGCACAGCAGCCTGTTCTCGTCGGGGCCTTGGTGGTCGATGTGACCAACTGGCAGGGCAACTGGACAAGCCGACTCACTGAGGTATCCACGAGCGGCACCACAGGCACACGCTACGCGCCCGTGCGGGTCGACCCGCAATGGACAGCGAGCTTCCCCATTGACACAGCAGGATACCCCGAGGCTCTGGGCTTTACGCCGGGGGCGGTGCTCGCGCAGATCGCGTTCAAGTACTCGGCGGACAAGTGCGATATCGTTACGGTGACGACGATCGAAACCGTGCAAAAAAGTTCAGATAACAACCAAGACGTTCCCCGCGTTGTCGTAACAGGCAAGGGCGGGGATATTACATACGGGCAGGCGATTCCAACATGATTACGGGCAATCTGGTTTCTGTTGCTGACAGGGTATTGGCAATACTCCCGCTCTCGATTCGCGAGGAATCGGCACTCGTTCTGGAACTGCGTCGGCGAGTGAAGGAATCGTTCGGGAAGGGCGGCTATTTCGAGCGAAGCTCAGTTGCGTTGAGCTGGTTGAAAGACCAAAACCGCATGGCAGAATTTGCCACGGCGGTGCAACGGATTGCCGAGCTTGAGGCACAAGGTGAACTGCCATCGGGCGACCCGGTGGACCTGTTCCGACAGACTGCCACAGGCGTGGCGATCGAGTTGTTTTTCCGAACTCGCCGGACGCATCCCGAGGTATCGCTTGCCGAGCTGCAATCGATCATCACGGACGCAAACGCGATTGAAGTGCACCTGGAAATACTCAGGGCGTTGACGGAAAAAAAAACAGCTCGACCCTCTGAAACTGACGCGGGTGATCCTGGCTAAGTGGGATTTTGAAAAGTTGCTGCGGGAGGTTGCGGAGCATCGGAACTGGACACCGCAGCAACTTTGGGACATGACCCCGCATGAGTTGGTAGCTGTGTTTTGCGTGGGCGCTCGAGACAAGACGATCAGGCCAGATGATCGACTGGCGATGTTGAAGGAATATCACGACCGGCAGGCCACAGCAGGCAAGCGGCCGAAGGCACCGAGTTGGCTTTTGCCACACCTCCGGAAGAAAGGATAAATGGCCGATCCAATCCTCGTCGATTTCATCGAGCTGCACGCGCGTGGCATCACAGACATTGACGCTGAGCTGAAAAAGCTCAAGCAATCGATGGGCGATGCTGAGTCTGCACATGCTGCACTTCTCAAAAGCTTGAATGACCCGGCATACGAGAAAAAAGCCCGCGAATTGATGGCATTAAAAGGCCATGAAGCGGACCTCGCGCGGCTGGAAAAAACGCGGATTGCGAACCAGAGCCGCATGGCTGAATTGCAAGGACGGATGCGGGATGTACAGAGCGGTCAATTCGCGAAGCAGTTATCGACAGGGGCAGGGCTGGCGAGGTTGGAAGCATCAGTACGTGATGCAGAACGCAAGGCTGAATTGCGGTACAAGTATGGCCGGAGTCTGGGGAGTGTGATCGGTTTTGGGCAAGATGCGATGCAAAGCCGGGCAGCCGGGGCAGCAGCCGCTGTAGGAACAACAGCATTTGGCGCGGCAATGGCGGGCTTCTCGGGCACGGTTGAAATGAACCGATTCACGACCGAGATTACCTTGGTCTCTCGTGAAATGGCAAGCGCACTCAAGCCCGCGCTCGAGTTCGTCACGGCAGGGATGAGTAAACTAAGGCGAGGCATGGAACAGCTAGACTCATCTGGGCAAAACGCTGTAGCGGCACTGGCATTGCTCGGTGCCACGAAATTTGCTGCGGGGCGGTTGGGCGCTGTTGGTTCGTTCCTCTCAGGCGGTAGTGCGGCAGCAGCAGCAGGTGTGGCGACAGCAGCCGGGAGCGGAGCATCAGGTGCAGCAATAGCAGGAACCGGGGCAGCTGGTGCAGCAGGTCTGGCTGGTGCCAAAGGCCGGGGAGGATGGGCTGGGCAAACAATGAAAAGCCTCGGCGTATGGGGTGCGGCTTTGGCATCGGTGGCGACTAGCCTAAGTTCCCCAGAAGGCGGGGCCGGCATGTTTGAGGACGTTGGCTTTGGAAAAAAGACAAGCAACTGGGCAGCAACGTTCATATCAGCAGCAGGGGGGATCGGCACAATCAACGATGCGTTCCACGGAAGGCGGCCTGCACCAGCCAGGATGTTGGGTCTTGCTGCTGATGCTGTTGGCATGGAAGGAGTGGGCAGGTTCCTTGGAGGTGAACGACACGCACCATATGGGTACGGGGAAGACGGGAAGCCGCTTGACGCTTCCGGCATGGCAAAAAAAGACAAAGATCGGCGAGATGTAGTTTTGGCCGATGCGGGCTTTGGTGGTGTTGGTTCAAGCTACGAACGGATCGCAGATCGAGCAGCACTCGAATACACCGGCGAAAACGAGGGCGGAGTAGGGGCGTTGACTGGTGCTATTGAACGCCTCATTGCGGCAATAAATGAGGCGGCAAGACGAGAGGAACGGACCGGGACGGAGGGGGATCGCGGGGCGATCATTGCACGGCTCAGGGGGCGAAGCTAATGGCCAGTTACGCACCACTCACAAATGCGGAAGCCTGCGTGCTCAACACGTCCGAAGGGCCGATCAATTATTGGGTGATGTTTCCGGAGGGGTATTCAGAGGAATACAGCCGGGCGGAAGGCAACAGCACGACCGTAACAATTCTGGTTGCGTGGGACGATGCAGCGACGTTCAAGCGGTACGCACTCGGCTTCACAACGGGCTTTGTCGACCACGATAAATTCTATCGTAACCTGCCTCTGGAATGTCCTTGGGCAGTGAACCAATGGTGCTCTAAATTGCGGGCAATGGATGTCGGGAATTTCGCTGATAGCGAGACGGGAATCGGCACCACGTTTGAGCAGGATTTCACATTGCAGAATTGGCCACGAGCGGGCTGGGTCAAATACTCCGCGACATTCGTGAGCCTCAACTACAAACTACTCAATGATAACGATGTGGCAGAACTCAACAGAACCGATGCTGCCGAACTAGGCCGATACGTCCGGCGAACAGAACGAGTGCTTCCGAAAGAAAGGCGTGTTCCCGGCTACACATTTGAGACCGACGAAGGTACGCCAAGGCCAGTCGCCGAGGTTGGCTTCTTCGGCACATACGAAAAAGAATTGGTTTATACATGGCTCGAAATTCCGGCAGATTTAACGCCGGAATACGAGGATGTTTTGGTCAAAGTAAATGACGATGAGTTCGACGGATACCCGGCAGAAACGCTTTTATTTAAGGGTGTTGCGGGGGAACAACAGCCCTACGTCGGGCCAAACGGTGAGCTTTATTTCGATGTGCCGTATTTATTCAGTTATCGCGAACAGGGTTGGAATAAATTCCCGGTCGGGTTCGACTCTGCCGGCGGACCTGCATTTATTCGGATCAGGCAAAAAGAGGCCGCGACCGGGACAAAACCACCATACAAAAAGGCATCGTTCAACAAGTTATTCAAGCCACGCAGCACCCTATGACATTACTTTGTCAGTGTGATGTGTTGGCAACGACCTGACAAGCTGCGGAAAGTGACGGTACCCGACGGCGTTTTGTAAACAAGTGTGGTGATTTCGCCATAGGGGGTGACACTGATTTTGTACGGCTTGCCGAGTTGGTATTCGATCTCAGTCATGGGGACTGTGATGTATTTGTCCTCATAGTCCTGTTGGGTCATCGTTGTTGATGCACTGAATGTGAGAAGTATGTTTGGGATGGCGACGAGCAAAATGATTATCAGAATGAGTTTCCAGGGCGTTTGATACCAGGGCTTTGTGGTGCTCTTGTTCTCGGTCATTTTGGTCATCCAGGTTAAAGGGGTTTGGGTCAGACTATGAATTCCGAATCGTGGCAGCAATCGCGGCAGCAGTGGGGGACCGGGGCAACCGGGTTCGCCCAGGGCGCTGGCGGTACGCAGATTCTGGACTACTCACAGACCCATAGAGTATTTAAAACCACTTCGACGGGCGCGAACCCATATTCAGCAGTTGAGCAATATTTTAACGGTACGGCGTGGGTTGACACAACAGTAGACAGCGGAATCACGCTTACGCTGCAACTGTACGAGATCACGGGCAGCACCTCGGTGGCGATCGGCAGTTATGTGATCGGCTGCCCGAACCCGTTCGGGCCGGGCTATGTGTTTTTGGCTGCGGCATCCGGCGACGGCGGCGATCTCGGCTCGGGCTCTGATCTCGGCTCGGGCTCTGAGGGTACCACGACACTCCAGGTGCTCACCAATGTCTGTCTTTTGCCGATCGTGATCCCCGACATGGTCGGCGCGAGTGACACAGAAGCGGGCGAAGCGGGTCTCGTGCCCAAGCCGCTCGCCGGCGACCATGATCGGTTCCTTCGAGGAGATGGGACTTGGGCAACGCCTTCCGGCGGAACTGGCACCGTCACCAGCATCACAATGACGACGGCGGACGGGCTGAAGGTCAGCGGCGGGAACACGCAGACAATTGCTGGCAGCGGCACATTCGCGTTGACGATCGATGACAACTCGATTCTTGGCAGCAAGATTCAAAACCAGACGCTGAACTACTTCAAGTTTGGCCCAGCTCCAGC